TCTCCATGGGCGTCCGCTGGGCGATCCGCTACGCCAGCGAACGCAAGATGCGACCGGTCACGCTAAGCACGCTGCTGCGATCGGCAGCGGTGCTGGCCGGCGATCTGGAGGCCAGGCGATGAGCGACCCGGTTAACCATCCGGCGCACTACACCGCTGGCCGTTTTGAGGCGATCGACGTGATTGAGGACGCGGTGCAGCACGCGCCTGATCCGGTGCTCGGCGCGCTGCAGTGGCAGGCGCTGAAGTATCTGCTGCGGATGTGGAGCAAGGGCAACCCTGCTCAGGATGCCGCCAAAGCCCAGTGGTATCTGTCCCGACTTCTCGCCAAACTGGAACGATGATCCTCCTCCCGAACATTTCGATGCTGGAGCGCCTAGCTGTCTGGGTGTTGCACCGCAGCCCGCGGGTGAGCCTGTTGGTGGTGAAGGATCGGTTCTGGCCGGACGTGCTGCTGTCAGCTGATACCACCGATCCGGCGGCAGCCTTTGTTGCGGCCAACATGGATGAGCAAGACCCTCCCAGCATGATGCTTGAGCGGCTGTATCACTTGCCATCACACGGCGAGCAGCAATGATCTCCTTGCACGCTGGCCGCCTGCTGTTGATCTGCGAGCGGGCGAGCCAGACGTGGCACGCGCACATCATCCTCGGCCCCAAGCCCGAGCACCAGCTGGTAGCCGACACCGGCACCGTGGACCTGCGCCAGGCGATGCTGCGGGGGCAGAACCTGTACACCGCGTTTCGTGCCAAGGCGCGGCCGGTGGAGCGGGAGAGCAAGCTGATGTGCTGGGATTGCATCCACTGGACGCCCGGCGGCCGCGGCAAATGCGAGCTGGACATCCCAGAGTGCCGCCAGACTGGGGGAAGATTTGCGGCCACCTGCGCGGTGTTCACGCCATGCAAGAGCCCACAGTGATCAGCAGCACCGAGCCCCAACCTGGGGTGACGGTGGAGACGTTGGAGCCAGCTGACGGCGGGGAGTTGTATTACCGCACCTGCACAGCCGGCACCTGCCGCTACAGCTCAGACCTGTGGCAGGCGCTGATGTATGCCGACCAGATGGTGGGCCGTTAGCAGCAGCCGCCGAGCCACTGAACGATGGCCCATTCGCGCTCGGCCGACCAGAACGGCTGCTGCCGATACCAGTCAACCCAACCCTTGTGCCCTTTCTGGCTGTTGCACATGAGACAGCAGCTGATCAGGTTCTCGCGCACGGTTAGCCCGCCGTGGACCTTGGGCACCACATGATCGAGCGTCGGCGATCGGCCGAGCGGGTCGTTGCAATAGGCGCATTGGTAGTTCCACGCGAGGTGGATCTGATCACGCGCTGAGCGTCGGGTGATCAGGCGCGTTTCGTCAATGTGCGTCTGATCCACTGTCTAGGCCAGGCAGGGCGAAGGCTGAGACGTCGAGATCAACGATGTCGTCATCGTTGCGGATGAACTCGGTGAGCTGCGCGTAGATGTCGGCGGGGAGTTCTTCGGGCTCGGTGTCAGACCTGATGATCAGCTTGGCGTTGATCTCGACCAGGTAGGCCTGCATGGGGCAAGGCCCGGCTGGCCTTACGGTAACGGATGCGACCTGATCGCTCGGTGTTACGGATTGCGACCGTGATGCAGGGTGCGCCGTCGGTGGCGTATAGTTGCGCCATGAAACAACTCGACCCTGACTACGACGACATCCCCGAGGATCTGCCCGAGGATGACGACGACGATCACCCCAGCCTCACGCCAGCCCAGCGCAACCCATCCCTGAAATGACCTACATCCTCAACCTCGGCCCGTGGCACGTCGGGCCATTCCCTACCCACATCGCTGCGCAGCATTGGGCAGAGACGCATGGCGTTGATGACTACCAGATGATCCCCCTGGATGACCCGGCAGAGGCGCCGGGGCGAATTGCGCGACTGCAACTTACCCGCGGCTAGCCGTCACCTGCTGGTCGTTGTTGTAGCGGCCCGTCATCGCGTAGGTGCGCTCCGGCGTGCCTGCGATCACATGGAACACCATCTGGCCGATCTTCATGCCGGGCCAGAGCGCGATGTTATGGAAGCGGCGGCTGTTATGCAGCTCCAGCGTCAGTCGGCTGCCGTGCCACCCTGGGTCGCAGTAGCCGGCCATCAGGTGCTCGAGGCCCTCGCGGGCGCGGCTGGACTTGAGCACGAACTGCGCGGCGATGTGGTCGGGCAGGTTGAAGATCTCCTGGGTCTCGGCCAGGCAGAACTCACCCGGTGCCAGCCAGTAGGGGTTCTCCTGCGTGTAGTGACCGATGCCGAGGATCTGCAGCTCGGGCCGATCTTCCACCTCGATCATCAGCCGATCGCCGAGCAGCACATCAAGGCTGGCGGGGTTTTGCAGATCGGGGTTGTAGGGCACCACCATCGCCGCCTGGGTGCAGAGGCGGCGGATTTCGTGGTCTGGAAGGATCATGCGGTCGTCAGTAGTCCCAGCGGACTCTAGGCCTACCCTTGCGGATGCCAAGGTGAACGAAACCCTTGGGCGCGCCATAGCCAATGCTGCAGGGCCAGTTCTTGTCACACCAGGCCTGCACCGCGTTGATGTCGGCGCCGTCAACGTAGAAGTCCACTGCACCGACGCTGGGCGCGTCGTAAAGGTGCTCCGAGCCCGATGCGCCACCCACCGAGCGATTGATCGCCGGCGGCCGATAGCCGGATGTGATCGTGATGCGTTTGCCGCCAAAAGCCACCCGCACGCGCTCAAGGAAGGCCGCCAGTTCGGCAGCGGTGTCCACCTGGTGCTGCTGCTCAAACCGCCGCGCCTCCTGGCCCAGCGCGAACTCGCCGAGGGTGAAGTGCGCCGACAGACGGGTGCTGAACGGATCGGATGGCTTGACCTTGTAGGGGCTGGCCTGCGGCTGCTGCGGCAGCCCTTGCCGCCAGAGTGCGCCTTCGGCCTCGCGGCGGCGCTTGAGGCCCGCCTCGAAGCTGCTGCCGGGGTTGCGGTAGAGCAGCATCGCCTCAGGCACGCGCGCCCAGTCCTTTTCCTTCAGCCGCTTGCTGATCGTCTCGAATCCTTCGGCGCCGTAGAAGCCAGCGCCGAGGTTGTAGGCAAATGACACCAGCGCACAGCGCTGCTCATCGGCCATCTCGCGCCAGCCCGGCACGTCCTTAGCCAGCTTGGCGGCGATGCGGTCCACCTCCTGGCGGAGCAACATGTCCGCTTCAATGCGATTGATTTTGTCGCCTTGCTTGACCGGCCGGCCGTCTTGGTAGCGGGTGTTCCCCCAACCGATCGTGAACACGCCGGCGGGGCATTTGTAGGCATCGAGATGGCAGCCCTCGAACTGCTGAATCAGCTTCAGCGCCGCGCCAAGATCCTGCTGCTTCCCGTCTTGGCTCCAGGTGGCAAACCATGCCCGATCGCGGCGCATTGCTGCTGTGTAACCGTTCAGCGCCAGATCCTTCTCCAGCGTTTGAATGGCGGCCATCTGATGCGGCAGCGCCTTGTAGAACCGGAACAGCTGCTCCAGCGTGATCGGTGCGGCGTTGGTCATTGATCAGCGGCGCTGCTTGGGGAACATCATCCGGCCAGCTTGGAGCAACAGCTGCAGCCAGCTGTTGGATTTGAGGGGAGTAAGGGCAATGATCTCGCTGCCAGCAGCGACAACGATTGCAACGACGGCGATAGTTTCGGGGCTCATGGCATCCATGTCGGTGGCCTCAGGTTACTTGCGGATCTCCAGCACGCGCACGCGCTTGTCGAGTTCCGATAGCTGGATTTTGTAGTCGTTCTTCAGCTCGTCCACTGAGGCTGCCATCTGCGTGAGCGTGGCCTCAATGCGGGCTGATTGAATCTGCATGTTGACCAGCAGAGCGCCGATGGCAAACATGCCTGCCGCGATCGCCGCGGGGAGGGATGCGACGAACACGCCGCCGACTGTTTTAGGGTCGTCCGTCACCGGCTGTTCCTGGCCTGATCCCATCGTAACGATCAAACGGGTCAGGCCTGCCGGCGAGGATGGCAAGAGCGCGGCGATAGTAGTGGTTGTCGGTCTTCCCCGCTGCTTCCAGCGTGTCGCGGATGCGTCGCCAGTTTTCGCGGGTCTGCGGATCCATCATCGGCCCTGCCCGCGGTAACGCTTGCGGCCACGGCGCCGAGGGCGAGACCGCAGCCCGTGCCCGATGCTGGTGGTCTTAGGCACCGGCTCCTTGCGAATGGTGCCCGACAGGCCGGATTTGGCTTTGACGGCCATCAGTCTTCAGCGAGCAGTGCCTTGAGTTCCGCCACCGTCAGCCCTGCTGCTTCCAGCTTTTGCTCGGTGGTGAGCACCGGAGGAGGTTCAGGTTGCGGGCGAGACATGATCTCTGCGATCTCTTCAGGCGTCAGCTCGATGGTCTGCTGCTCGCCGGTGATGACGTTGACTTCAATGCGTTCCATGGATCAGCCTTCCCAGAGCAGGTTGATGGTGCCGGCATCGAACGTATCTGTGCCGTTGACGGTGGTGATGCGGACGCGATCTAGGGTGGCGGAGAGGGTTTTCGTACCACCCATAGAGGCAGTAAAATAATTCGATGCAGAAAACATAAGCCCCTCTGCAACCCATGCATTGCCGCTGATATTAGTAAACGTCACCGAACCTTGATAAGTATCCGCAGCAGTGTTGCTGGTTCTGATACCGAACCCGGTAGTGAATGAAGTAGACGCAAAAGAGCTTGCGCCAAAGCTGGACGAACCTGCCGTGTAACCTGTAATTTCCACCCCGCCCGCGTCACCCAGTTGAATCTGAATAATCGAAGTCCCATTCGTGCTTACCCCATCAAACATAACCGTCACCCGCTTCACCCAACTAGGCAGCCCAGTAAAGTCAATCGCGGTCCCACTGGTGGATGCAACCGCTGTGCCGGACTTGATGATGTTGCTGGGTGCTGTGATGGTGGTCGTGCCATCCGTATTCAGCACAATGTTGTTGCTGCCCGAGCTGGCGTTCTTGAGGTTTGTGGTTGATAAAGTGCTCATGATCAGCCCTCGTACAGGATGTTGATCGACCCCGCGTCAAAGGTGTCGGTGCCGTTGACGGTTGTGATGCGGACGCGGTCTAGGGCGCCGGAGAGGGTAACGGAGCCTGCCCCTTGCGAGGTGGCAGCGTCGGAGCGAGCCATGCTTGTGCTTGCTACCCAGGTGTTTGAAGAAACATTAGTCAGAATTATCAACCCATGCTGAACATCGGCTGCGTTAGTTTGCTGGGTAATCCCAAATCCTGTCGTGTAGGCAGCAGATAAAGTCGCTGATGTATTGATGGAAGCGGCGCCAAGATAGCCAGAAGTCGTAACTGATCCAGCGCCTAATTGAACCAGCACTACACTTGTCCCATTCGTACTCACCCCACTAAACATAGCTGTCACCCGCTTCACCCAGCTTGGGATGCCGGTGAAGTCCACGCTGGTGCCGCTGGTGGATGCCTTGGCGGTGTCCCGCACCATGCGGCCACGATCCACGAAGCTCAGGGCGCCGCTGCCGTTGGTTGAGATGACCTGATCTGCGCTGCCATTCCCGCCGGGCAGCACCAGCGTGTTTGAGCCAGCGACTGCTGGTGCGTCGATCTCGGTAAAGCCCGAGGTGGCGCCGTTGAGACGTAAGGTCATGGTGTTACCTCCAAGGCGGTTTTGATGTCATCGGGGGTTTCGGCTGCGTCGATCGCATCCTGAACGTCGCTGTATTTCTCGCGGATGGCTTGACGGGCTTCTTCTGCTACAGCAGCATCAGCACCTGGAATCTGTTTCATAATCACTTCGTCAAAGGGCTTGAACTCCTCAGCACGTTGAGCGCGGCGGATGTCGTGGCCGATTTCTTTGCAGCGGTCGAGGTCTTGCTCGATGCAGCAATCGCCCATTGTCCAGGCGTTGCGGAAGAAGCGGTCGGTAGGGATGTCGGCTTCGTCCACAATCTCGTAAGGCACGCCCTCGGGCACATCCTTCAGCGCCAGCTCGACGGAGCCGGTTGGGATGATCACCGCGACGCCGCCATCAGGTGTGGAGTAGATGATTCGTTTCATGATGGGTTAGCGGAAAATTTGAACATGAACACCAGGAATATCAATCCCGCCAACACCGTTGGCGTATGTAGTCGCTATTCGTGTACTGCCGGCTGCCCGAGTTTGCACAACAATTACCCGCAAGTCTGATGTACTAATTGATCCAAATTCGCCAGATCCCGCAACCGAATAATTCGCATCCGCCAACGCCGTCGTGAAGTTCACCGTATAGTCCCCGGTCCCGTTATCCGTAATGCTGCTCACATTGAAGCTAGCGCGGATCGCCACGGTGCCGGTGCCGTTGAAGTTCACCCATGCTTTGCAGGTCGTGCCGCTTAGTTTGGCGTCTGCAATGCTGCCAGCAAGATCGTCGTTGGTGATGCTGCCATCAGGAAGGCCACCTGCGCTGATGCCGGTGATGGTTCCAGAGCCGTCGATAGTTACGCTCATGACTTACACCACCACCCAAGAGGCGCCACTGGGGACCGTGACGGTTACCCCAGAGTTTATCGTGATCGGTCCTGCTGTCACAGCATTCTTGTTGGTACTCAAAGTGTAGTTGGTCGTTACGGTCTGGCTATTTTCAAAGAACACCGTATCGGCACCGCCGCCAGTGGCACCGCCACCCACGCTTGACCATGCAGTGCCGTTATAGCCCTCGAACTGAGTGAGCGTGGTGTTGAAGCGGATCATGCCTGAGTTAGGTGATCCGGGTCGCTCTGCTGTGGTGCCAACCGGCAGATCCAGCACGCCGGTGCCGGTCAGCAGCACATCACCGCCGAATGTGGCGGTGCCGCTAAACGTCGGGCTGGCGGTTGTTGCCAATCCAAGGTTGGCGGTGGCCAATGTGCCGATCGTGATCCATGCACTATTCGCCGCATTGCGCAGCTTGAGCAGCCCTGCGGTGGTATCCGCCCACCACTGATAGGCGTAGGTGGTGCTGGGCTCTGATGCGCCGCTGTTCTGGCTGACGATCGCGGCCAGCGCATTGTTCAGGTCTTGCCGGAACGCAAGGCCTGACTGATTGGCGATTGAGTAGTCGTGCTGCGCCATGGCTTAGATTTGCCTCCCGAACCCGATGGCTGTGTAGGTGAACTGGCGGCTCACGGCACTGCCTGCACTGTTCCTAAAGGTTACCTGAAAACCGGTCCGCGTCACCGACGCCACCTGGAAGAAGTCCCCGGTCGCCATGTTGTAAGCAGTGATGCCAACGCTCGGCGCTTGGAAGAATGGGTTTTCAAAGACCACCGAGTAGGTCGCGGTACTGGTCGTGATCGTTGCCGACTGCTCAATGCGTTGCTGCAGCTCCAGCTCAGCGCCCAGCTCCTCGATCAGGATGTTCTGCGTCAGGTCGGTGCTGGTGGCGATGGTCTTGAACTGGAAGCCGCGGCCGCGCACGATCGCGTTGGCAAACTCCCGCCAGTCGCCCCATGTCGGCGTGCCACTTGGATCGTCTTGGGTAGTGCGCACATAGGTCGCCGCGTTGACGCGATCGCCGCCGGTACCATCCACCAGATCCCAAGTGTCGATCAGGTCGGTTTTGTCATCCCAAAAGTCGCCGGGTATGTAGGGCAGGGTGACCAGCCGCCGGCGAAGGTTGGCATCGAACACGCCGGGGAAGGTGTAGGTGGAGCCGAACTCATACTCACCTGATGGCAACACGCCGCCCACGCTATCGATTGACGGCAGGCCGTCCCAGTTGCCATCAGTGGCCATCGCGTCCACCGCGAGCCCGCTGCTGAGCATGATGCCGTCAGCGCCGCCAGCTTCGGCCAAGCTGGACACGTAGAACATATCGGTGTAGTTGCCGTTGAAGGGCGGGCTCTCCAGCTCCT